CAAACAGTACCAGGAGCACGAGCGAAGCGAGCTCAGAGACCAGGGGTTCGACGAAGACGAGATCCGGGCGATCCTCGGGGAAGACACCGAGGACGAAACCGAGAAGGCGGGCGAACCCGGAGGCGATCAGGGCAAGGAGGAAAAAGAAGAAGTAGGCGAGGGCGAGGGCGAGGGTGGAGATGACGAAGAGCCAGGAGACGAAGCTGAAAAGGGCGAGGGCGGCGAGGACGAGAAGGAAGGCTCCGAAGGCGAGGATCAGAGCGGCGGAGGAAAACCTGCCGAAGACGCAGCCGAGAAGAAGGAGGCCGAGCACCGAGAGCTGAAGCCCGAGGAGATCCTGCAGGTCAAGATCCCGGTCAAGATAGACGGGAAGGACGGCGAGGTCACGATCGCGGAGCTTCAGAAGTCCTATCAGGTTCAGGGGCATCTCACCCGGCAGCTCCAGCAGGTCGCCGCCTACAAGCAGCAACTCGACAACGTGGGCGCACAGCTCCAGGCCAAGGCCAGGGAGCTTGACGAGCAGTTCAGGGCGTACGAGGAGCAGCTTTTCACGCCCGAGGAGGTCCAGCAGCGCAAGGCGAGGCGGGACCGGGAGCAGGCCGAGAGGGGCTTGCAGTATCAGAACCTCTTTATGCAGTGCCGCAACACGCTGTATCAGCGGCACCCCGACGCGGACAATCTGGACTACGATCCAGACTTCGTAGATTTCAGAGCGAAAAACATGCCGTTCTTGAACGAGCAGTTGCTCAACAACTATGGCCCTGGGGTATTTTTCCCTGCCATGGACATTGCGATGTCCTACTACAAGGATGTCAAGAAGTGCATGGAGGCGCTCCAGCAAGCCCAGGACGCAACCACCTCGTTCAAGAAGGAGCGTGAGGCAGAGTTGGCAAAAAGGGAGAAAGAGCAGAGGGCTGAAAAGAAGAAGGCCAAAGACGTCAAACCGTCTACCGTCGAAAAGAAGGGCGGCGACGAGGATGACGAAGCTGAAAATCCCGCAAGCAACAGGGATTACGTCAGATCGCTGGCGAAAAAGCGGCTCGCTGCACAAGGATTGTAAGACAACAAGAAAGGGGAAAATCCTATGCAGTGGTATTTTCAGGCAAACAAAGCGGGATATCTTCATCCTCAGAAGATGTCCAACAAGCTCAGGTACTACCTGACCCCGAAGCTGAGGTTCAGGCAGTTCTGCGACCTCAAGGAGGCGCTCGGCAAGAACTCCGGCGACTCCGTTGACTTCAACATCGTCACGAACGTCACGTCCGGGGCGAATGTCATGGGTATCCGGGAGAAGGACAACATGCCCGAGACCGGATTCCGGGTCAAGCAGGGTTCGGTGTGCGTGGTCGAGTTCGGCAACTCCATTCCGTTTACCGGCAAGTCCAAGGTCCTGTCGAAGTGGGATGTGGAGATCATTATCCGCAAACTGCTCGCCAGGGACGCGGCCAACACCATCGACAGCAGGATCGAGCTGGAGTTCGACAACACCCTCATGCGGTATGTCGGAACCGGCGCGGCTACAGGGATGATGTTCCGAAACGGCTATGCAGGCATCGCAAACTCGACCGGCATGTACCCCTACCACGTCAAGGAGATCATCGACGATCTCCGCACGCGGGAGGTCCCGACCTACGACGACGAGGATTATGTGTGTCTCGCCACCACGTTCGCGCTTCGCAACCTGAAGGACGAGCTGGAGAAGGTGGGCATGTATACCGAGTCTGGCCGCAAGCCGATTCTGGCTGGCGAGGTCGGTCGGTATTATGGCTGCCGTTTCGTCGAGGTAAACCACGGCATGAGCGCCGAGAACTTCGATATCGGCAAGTCCTCGGAGGCGTACTTCTTCGGCTCCGATACGGTGATCGAGGCCATTGCGATTCCCGAGGAGGTGAGGGTCAAGGAGCCTTCGGACTACCAGAGGAAGCAGGGTCTCGCGTGGTACGGCATCTTCGGGTACAAGCTCCAGTGGGGCGACCGGAGGGTGGCGACCGACGACTGGCACGAGTCGAGGATCATCAAATGGGATTCGGCGGACGGGACGAACTCTTCGTCCGCATCGACGTATTCCCGGTCCTACAACTCGTGGGCATCCGCTTCCGAGTCTCTCGGCTGGTGCATCAGTCCCGCGTAACAAAACCATCGGGGGGAGGGGAGACCCTCTCCCCGTTTTAGAGGGACCGACATGGACTACAGCAATTTCATCACGAACATCGGGCAGTGGATCAACAGGCGGCACGGCGAGGCCGACGACATCATCGCGCAGCAGATCATCGAGAGCCAGTACGAGCTCGAGAAGAAGTTCCCCCTGTGGTTTCTGATCGACGAGTACACGCAGGTCATCCCGGCAGGCGCCACGTCGACCAAGCTCCCGAACCACATCGTCCGGGTCCTGGACGCAGAGATCCTCGACTCGAACTCTCTCAGCTATCCGCTCATGTTCGGCACGCCCGCTATCATCCGCGACAGATACCCTTCGTTCCAGTCGACGAACCCGATCAAGGACAGGCCCCAGGTCGCATACGCCATGGGCCACGTCATCCGGTTCGCTCCGCAGGCCGACGCGCAGTACGTCTTGAGGTTTTGGGCGCACCACCATCTCGACCCGCTCGACCTGACGACGAACACGAGCAACGTCTGGACCACGACCTATCTTGCGACCCTGCGGATGAAGGTGCTCGTGGACCTCGAAGCGTTCCTGAAGGACGACGAGAGGATTCCGGTGTGGAAGACGCGGCTGAACGAGCTTCTCGACGACCTCGAAGCGGAGACCCGCGACATGGAGAACGTCGGCATGCGCGAGGCCATGTCCGACACGGAGGACGTGTATTGAAACCGTTTTCCATAAAGCCTTTCTCCCGGGGGGTCCTCAGGGACATCCCGCCCCAGTCCATGCCCGTGGGCGGGCTGGTTGACGGGCGGGGCATCCGCGTCACGGACGCCTATGTGGAGCGCAGGAAGGGATACCGCAGGCTGAACGACTGCGAGGGCAGCGACTACATCCTGGGGGTTACGCAGTTCCGGGACCTGAGCGGTCAGGCATACATCTTTTTCGGAGACAGGAACTACCTCTACAAGCTCCCGTTCGGCATTATGAGGGAATGGGACGACGGCTACCCCTGGTGGGACGAGATCGGGTACACCTGGGACCCGATCAATGCGGTCATCTACCGGATCACGCCCAACGGCGAGATTCCGGTCTGCCCGTTTTCGAGCGTGAGTCTGTCCGAAAGCTCGTCCTCCATGTCGTCTTCAGTCGCCGGGACTCCCGAGTCCTTTACGGGCAGGGACCGCAGGATCGACCAGAACGACGCGACCAAGTGGTCGTTTGCCCCGTGGGGCAACAACCTGCTGGCGAGCAACTACGAGGAGCCTATCCAGATCATCTCGGGAGTAAAATTCGACCGGCACCGGACCCTCGTTTCGCACGGGCTCAGGGCCAGGATCGTGGACGTGTTTGCGAAGCACGTCATCGCGCTCAATACGGTCGATGAGCTGGACGGGGCGGTCCCGAACCGATGGTGGTGGAGCGGCCTGGACGACGCCGAGGACTGGAGATACGACGATCCCGCGAGCGAGGGCGGCTTCCAGACGCTCCAGCCCAACTCTCAGCCCATAACCGGGGGCGCGGCGCTGCGGGATTCCTACGTCATCTTCCAGGAGCACATGACGCATCTCGTCAACTATGTTGGCGGGACGCTCGTGTTCGCAAAGCAGGTGGTCAATTCCCGAATCGGCGCTCTCTCTCAGGGGCTCGTGCAGAGCGCGGGAGATGTTGTGATCTTCTTCGGCCAGAACAACATCTATCGCTTCGACGGGTACAGCTTCGACACGATCGGAGAGGGGAATAACCGCTGGATCTTCAAGGGTCTGAACATGGCGCAGGTCTCGCAGAGCTTCTCCTTCATCGACCGCAGCACGAAGGAGGCGTGGTTCGTCATTCCGCACGACAGCGACAGGCCGAACCTCGCCTGCATCTACGACATAACGAACAATCTGTGGACGTTCGAGGATATCGACGCCTCTGCTGGCTGCACACAGGACGGGCTCGACTATCCGACCATTGCCCGGACGCAGTTCGGCATAAGCTCGTCGTCATCGTCGAGCGCATCGTCCTCGTCGTCCTCGTCCATGTCCTCGCTCTCGTCCTCGTCGTCGAGCAGCTCCTCGGAAAGCTCGTCGAGCAGTTCGCAGAGCGCATCTTCGAGCAGCTACGCCGAGGCGGACGCGGATGCGAAGTCGTATCTCATGGACGTGGGCGTGACCGACAACGACGACGATTACCCGCGAAGCTCGTACTTCATAACCGGCGAGTACGATCTCGAAATGCCGGGGAGAATCAAGGAGATCGCGGAGATCTGGCCGGTCGTGGAGGAGTTGAGCAACGACATCCACCTCTCGATAGGCTCGCGGAGCCGGATCTCGGACGACATCGTGTGGGAGGAGCTGGAGCCGTACACGGACCAGGAGGTCATGGGTACGCGATCCTACGGCGTGTACCTTTCGTTCAGGGTAGAGGCGGACGGTCTGGACGACTTTTTCCGGCTCTCGGAGATCTGCGGATACGCGCGCGCGGGAGGGAGAAGGTAATATGGCGCAGGAGCGGTACATAGCCGTATATCCACCGGCATTGAAGCTGCCTGCTGGCGGCAACCCCGCGACGCACGCCCTTGAGCAGGGCATGGCCGCATGGTCGCAGCAGCTTCAGCAGTGGCTCTCCCAGGAGGTGTCGAAAATTCTGGGACAGGCGATCGATCACGGGCAGCAGATCGATGCCCTCTCCCAGGAGGCGACCGATCACGGGCAGCAGATCGATGCCCTGGAAAATGTCGGGAAAATCAAAGCCAAGGCCTACCGGAACGCGGCGCAGGATATAGACGCTAAAGGATATACGAAGGTAGCCATAGACACCGTCAGATTCGACACTGAAAGCGTTGCCGATGTCACGACGAATAACCGCATCACCCCTACGCTTCCAGGATATTATCGCGTTACGGGAAATGTTTGTGCGATCAGTGTCCCCGCTGGGGCGCACGTAATAGCCTGGATATCCAAGAATGGCTCCAGGGTATCGATTGGCACGCAAGTCACAACTGGTTATGCCGTCTCTATAACAAGCGACCTCATCTACATGAACGGCACAACGGATTATCTGGAACTGTATGCCTACAACAGCTATTCGTCAGCGCTGGCGCTATACGTTACCGGAATGACATCGGCGTATAACTACCTCTCCGTCCTGGGGCCGTTCTGAGGGAGCATGAATGACAGCGGAAAAGCGAGAAGACAAGCACCGGCATCATCCATAAGCAAGGAGGAACAACTATGGCATGGCACGAAGGGAAACCGGAATACAGGTCGAGTCCGAACTCGAAGGAGATCAGGGAGAATTTCGCGTATCTGAAAAATCATCCGTCTCTTCCGCCTGTAGGCTCAATCATTGCCTATTCTCCGGGCTATTTTACAAACGGCAGCAATGCCGGGTTCACCCATCAGATGGTTTCTGCAAACACTGTTGCCGCCGTCAACGCCCTTTTGAATTCAAGCGGGTGGTACGTTTGTGATGGTGCGGCCCTGAACGACGCAGACAGCGGGATATTTAATGGGGCAGGCAGGTATTTGCCGAACCTGACTGACGACCGCTTTTTTATGGGTGATACGGTGGCTGGCGGGATCGGTGGAGCGAACAGCAACAATATTGCCCACACACACACGACCGGGAATCATACTTTGACGGTAAGCGAGATGCCGGCGCATTTCCATTACATTAATTTTACTCAAGTCGGAACCACGCCCGCACCCTTCACTACTGGATCTCTCAAATTGGCCGATGTGGTTTCTGATGGTATAGATTTTCCCAGGGCTACATCGTCAAGGGGCAGCGGAGAAGCCCACAACCACGGCAACACCGGAAGCTCGGGAAGTACAAGCCTTGAGAACAGGCCAAAATATCTATCCTGCTTCTATATCATGAGGGTGAAATAATGACCTATACAGTGAAGTACAAGAAGCCTGAATGGTGGTTCTGGCGCAAACTAAAGAACGTGAAGGGTGACGGAATACTGTTTGGGCAAGGTGGGCAGGTTGTTCCCATGAGATATTTCATCCTATCGGACGATAGTCGCATTGAACTTCCTATGTCCATGATGTTCAGCTTTGATTCTTATCGATGCAGGCTTGTTGAGGAATCCATACGCAAGGAAGCAGGGCGTTAAAATGAGAAATGCAGCCCCGCCTCCCAATTATTATGGATGGCCTTACCGGACCACCCGATTGATATCACCTGAAAGGGTGTGCGGTATTTCTTGGGAAGAAAATGCACGGCCAGGGCATGGGCCACAGAGGATAGCGGAAGGAGCCAGTTCACCTTGCCCTTTGACGGATGCTCTCCTAATAAGACATTGCGCTCACAGTACTCTTCGGGACGGTCCGCAATCTGCCATGTCTGGTGCCAGTCCATCAGGTTTAACGCCTGCCATGTTACCTCAAGCGCAACATCCGTCTTGCTCCACGGATCGGGCTCCCAGGCGAAGCAGGGAAATGCAAGGATGATGCCTCCTACAATGCATACAATCAACTTCATGAACAAGTATTATATCACAAAACTGAACGATTGTCCAGCCTGGAGATAGGGTATGCCAAAATACCAGTTGAAACGCATTCTTCCGAGCGGAATCGGGCATGTATGGCCTTTGGTTCAGGAGGGCTTGGACACGCTGGCGAAGAAGGCCGGTCCCGCAGAGGAGACGGACGCGCAGATCCGGGATCTTCTGATGACAAATCCACGGTTCGCCCTGTACTTCGTGCTGGAGGACAGGAAGTATATCGGGTTCGTCATTCTGAGGATCGACGAAAACGCGCAGGGCAGACAGCTCTGCATTTACAAGGGTTTCAAGATCCCGGAGGCGGAAAAATTGGACAACGAACTTTTTTTGAGCTTGAAAACAATTAGCCAAGAGTGCGATTGTAAAAGCATGGCATTCTACAGCCCGAGAAAGGGATGGGCGAGGGAGGCGAAACGCCACGGGTTCAGGGAAGGGTACACGCAGTACATCATGGAGGTGAAGCAAGATGGCACTCGACACTGAAGCGATCAGGGCGGTACTCGCTAAGTACGGTCAGCCCACGGGTCCGATCATGGCGGCTCCGGTAGGGGTCGATCCTCAGCAGGCCGCTGACATGGCGGCGCAGTCCTACGGGGTCATGAACAACGTCATGAACCGCATCTCGAACCCCTCGATGATCGGGCGCAGTCCCATGTTCACGGCCCCGTCGTCTTCGGTTCTCACTCCTCGCTCGTCAGGGTCGATCCCCATGCCGACCCCGGCGCAGCCATACCAGGGAACGCTTCCCGCAGGGTTCGACCAGGGCAAGGCCATAGAGAAGATGGGCCTGCTCGGGAACGCGAGACAGCAGCAG